CCTATATTGACCTGGCACGGAGAGTATTTCAAAATACAGTCAGGACCAGCAAATGGTGAATTTGCAGTGGTGGTAGCTAGAGAAAAACACCGAGATGACTGTGAAGTAAAAGAATTCAAATTGGAAGTTAGAGATGCAGAGTTTCAGGTGCATGATGCCAAAAGTTCTATTAGTGTGTTTTCTGGTCCTGCTTCTCAAAAAATTGATAAGTTTGGGTATCGCATCACACTTGCTGATCCTGCCAAAGTTGCACCAGGACCAGCAACTTTACTGGCTCATATCAAATACAAATGTCCTGAGGGCGAAGTAATTGTGAATTATCCCGATCATCCCAACTTAAAATTTGATATAACAAGGATATAGAATATCAGAACAAAAAAACACCATTTCCTACACCAACATGTGATCCGGATCACATCCTTTAGCCTAAAAATAACAAATTAGTATTGACAGTACTAGTAGAAACGCTATATACTTGTTAAGTTATTTTTTATATAAGGAAATTTATGACAACAACAATTACAATCAAAGATAAAGCAGTAAACACTACATATCAAAATGTCACAGGATTGACAGGTGGTTCAGGTGATGGTGCCGCATTTGATGTTACAAAAACTAACGGAGTTTATTCCGTTGTATTAGATTCATTAGCAGCCAGTGCAGGTACAGGCTATTTAGCAGGTGATACAATCACTTTAGCTGGTACAGCACTAGGTGGCACAAGTACTAACAACTTAATCGTTACAGTAGCTACAGTTGGTACAGCAGGTAAGATTGCTACATTTGGTGTAGTGGGTACAGGTCGTATCGGAGACGGCACAGTAGATGTTACGGTTGATGTAACTGGCACAATCGGAGTTGACAGTTACACAATGGGTGGTGCTAGTACTGAATATACAATTACCAAGACTGCTGGTAAAATTGAATTAGACAGCACATTAGTTAGTAACATGGAATTTAATCTTGCCGACCATGAACGTGTTGTATTCACAGATAAAGCTATTGCGTATGATGCCGCAGGTCGTGCAGGTGATGTATATGCATTACTAGCAGCCGCACTTGGCACAGCCGATGTTACTAACGCATATAAAGGCATTGGTATTCATCTTGCAGATGCAGGTTGGACTAACAAAGAATTAGCAACAGCCTTGCTTGCTACTGATACTTACAAAACTGACGCCGGTGGTGTTAGCAATGAAACATTTATCAAGCACGTTTACAAAAACGTATTTGGTACTGATGCTACATTGGCACAAGTTACTGAATACACAGCTTGGATGACTACTAGTAATCTAAGTCAAGCAGATGTTTTAGTAGCCGCAAGTGAGTTGGCTGCATTTGAAACAACTATAGGTTTAGTTGGACTAGCAACAACTGGTATTGAGTACACTCCATTTGTAGCGTAATCTATACTACTATAAAGAGGCACTTTGGTGCCTTTTTTGCCATGAAGCATATGTTATTGCGTAAACAACTAAATTATATGGGTAGTAAAAATCAATCTAAATATTAGTCTAGCCTGAGAAATCAGGTTTATTTTTAAAGGAAACTCTTATGAAGAAAATCGCAATAGCGACATTATTGGCAGCAACAACTATGGTTGCTACAGCACAAGTTAATTTAAATGGTAAAATCAGCGAATTCGTTGACAATACTAAAACTGGTGCTATTAGCAAAACGACTCTAGCTACTGACCCAACAAGTAACATCACAATTTCAGTAAATGAAAACATTGGTGGCATGAAGGCTCGTATAGTACTAGATACAAGTTTAAAAGCCAATGATCCTATTACTGGTGCAGATACTAAACTTGGTGATCGTCAATCAACAATTGGTTTATCAAACAAGATGGGTAGCATCGATTTAGGTCGCAATCTACACAGTCACTTCTTGGCAATTACTAACAATGACGCTTTTGGCACATTGTATGGTAGTGTAGCCGGTGACGTACACAACTTGCGCGGTCTACGTATCAGCAATGGTACATTCTTTGCATTAACACCAATCAAAGGTGTAACTGCAACGTATGACCGCACACAAAATGGTGTAGGTACAGAAGCATCTAGTTATAGTGCAAGTGCAAAATTGTTTGGCATTAACGCAACAGTTGCACAATATACTCAAGGTATTGAGAAAAGCACAGTATATGCTGGTAGTGCAAAATTAGGAAATACACAAGTATTTTACTCACATAGTGATAATAACGGTGTAGCCGCACATACCGGTGATTTGTTTGGTGCAAGCCAACAATTCGGTAGAGTAACTGCTAAAGCAAGCTATGGTAAAACAAATACTGATGTAAAAGCTTATGCAATGGGTGCTGATTATCACTTCAGTAAGCGTACTCTTATGGGTGTCAACTATCGTAATGTTGATGCTACAGGTACATCAAATGACGTAAAACAAGTTGGAGTTGGTGTAACACATCGCTTCTAATCTCCATTGAGATTGAATAAAAAGGCTCTTTTGAGCCTTTTTTCATGGTAATATTAATATATATAGTGATAAATAACATAAAGGACAACAGATTATGGCAGATATGACTATTTCAGGTGTAACACTTTCAGGTGGATTTACAATGACACTTCCACCAACAGCACCAGGTGCACCGACAATTGGTACAGCAACAGCTACAAGTGCAACAACTGCAACAGTAACATTTACTGCTCCGGCAAATGATGGCGGTGCTACAATCACAAGTTATACAGCGACAAGTAATCCAGGCGGAGTTACCGGTACATTAAATCAAGCCGGAAGTGGTACTATTACTGTATCCGGACTAAGTGGAAGTACAAGTTATACATTTACAGTTACAGCTACTAATGGTGCAGGTACAAGTAGTCCAAGTGCTTCAAGTAATAGCATTACTACTCCTTCAGTAATACCGGTTAAAAAAGCTATATTTGGATTTGGAAATCCTGGAGGAGCATCCACATCAATAACTAACCTTGTATCAGATACAGGTGTAGTTGCTAATAATACTACTGGTGTTGGCACTGGCAGACGTGATTTAGCAGCCGCTGGTTATGGAGGTGATAAGGCTATATTTGGATATGGAACTGCTAGCGGAGGTGTATCAATTACTAACCTAGTAAGTAATACCGGTGTTGTCGGTAATGATGTTACCGGTGTTGGTACTGCTAGACAAGCATTAGCAGCCGCAGGCTATGGCACTGATAAAGCTATATTTGGATATGGACAAGTCGCGGATACCGGAGCTTATTTATCAATAACCAATCTTGTTTCTAATACAGGTGTAGTTGCTAATGATACTACTGGTGTGGGCGCTAATAGAGGATTGCTAGCAGCCTCAGGTTATGGTAGTTCTGGCCAAGCTATATTTGGATATGGAGTTACAAATTCAGGTCCTCCTAATTACATAGAAACCACCTATTCATTAACCAATTTAGTATCAAACACTGGTGTAGTAGCTACAAATACAACCGGTGTTGGTACTGCTAGATATACACTAGCAGCCGCAAGTTATGGAACTGATAAAGCTATATTTGGTTATGGATTTATTGCTGGAGTTAGTAATACCGCAATAACTAACAAAGTATCAAACACTGGTGTGGTAGCTACTGATACTACCGGTGTTGGTAGTGCTAGACAGGGACTTGCGGCCGCAGGTTATAATACTGATAAGGCTATATTTGGTTATGGTGAACAAAATTCTGGATTAACTTCAATAACCAACCTAGTATCAAATACAGGTGTAGTAGCTACAGATACAACCGGTGTTGGTACTGCTAGATATCGTCTGGCCGCCGCAAGTTACGGTACATAAAAATTTTACTATCCCCTACCAAGCTATTAAATATCTCTATAAACAACTTATAGAGAGATAAAATGGCTTCCAATCTAAATTCAGAATTCAACTACCGTTATCAAGTTATCGGTTCAACCCCATGGGAAAAAATCAAAACACTTCAAGGCTTCTATGTTGGTCGTAAACGAGCGGCAGTACTAGAAGAAGTAGCAGAACTAAAATATCAGGCTAAACTTGAAGAACTAAAACATCTAAAAACAGTTCCAGCATTACCACATATTATTCTTAACTTACAAGCAGAAATTATTGAGTTGGAATCACACTTAGATGACCAAAAACACGCTTTTGAACTCAATCGCAAAGAGATTAAAATATTAGAAAAACTAATGGCTGAACTCTATGCTGAAGTAGAACCAACTAGACTTAAACATCCAGATGGTACACCATATAGTGATGACGAAATGTTTGAAGCTAATGCTAACTATGAATTCACAGTAACAATTGGTCGAGAGATACAATCTGAAATCATTGCTATGGGTAGACCAAGTCCAGCTAAACTGTTAAATGCCATGAGTAATCCACAGACGTTAGAATCATTAATGCATATTGGTCTTGTTCCGCAAAATACAGTATTATTGGAACAAAAGGATATCATGTTACAGCTTTCTAATCAACCAACTACAGCGGTTGAACCATTGAATGAATTAGAAATCTCCCCGTCAAAAAAGAAAATAAAACGAACAAAATAATATAATTCTTACATAAAATAGATTCCCACATAGACTTTTATGCGTTGTGATAAATAAGATAAAGGAAGATAATACTATGGGATTAAATATTGGATCAGGATTAACATTTACTAGTGGAATTTCATTAACACTACCACCGACAGCACCTGATGCACCGACAATAGGATCTGCCACAGCTACAGGAGCAACTACCGCAACAGTTGCATTTACAGCACCTGCAAGTGACGGCGGTTCTACTATCACTACATATACGGCAACAAGTAGTCCAGGTAATATAACTGGTACATTAAGTCAAGCCGGTAGTGGGACTATTACTGTATCTGGATTAACAGCAAGCACAAGCTATACATTTACAGTTACTGCTACAAACAGTGTAGGAACAAGTAGTGCAAGTGCCGCAAGTAATAGTATTACTACATCAGCGGCAGGTACGGCACCGGTTAATACAGTGGCTCCTGTATTGAGTGGCACTCAAACATTTGGTTCAACATTATCATGTACTACAGGAACATGGACTGGGACTGCTACAATAACATATACATATCAATGGACACGTAATGGATCTAATATTAACACTGCAACAAGTAGTACATATACATTAGTTCAAGCAGATATTAACAACGTAATACGATGCGTAGTAACTGGTACTAATAGTATAGGAAATTCTTCTGCTACATCTAATGCTACAGGTGATATTTCTGCAAATGTTCCGGGAGCGCCAACAATTGGCCCGGCAAGCGCGGCAAGCACAACCTCAGCCTATGTGCAATACACTGCACCTGCAAGCAACGGCGGTGCTACTATTACAACTTACACCGCAACAAGTAGTCCAGGTAATATAACTGGTACATTAAGTCAAGCCGGTTCGGGAATTATTACAGTATCTGGTTTAACAGCAGGTACAAGTTATACATTTACAGTAACTGCTACAAATAGCGTGGGTACCGGTAGTGCAAGTGCCGCAAGTAGTAGTATTACTACTCCTGCTTCCGGATTAGTAATAGGACAATCATATGGTGGAGGATATTATGCAGGGCAAATCTCTACAACAGGAAACGGAGTGGCAACACATAATCTTGTGATTGCGCCAACTTCCTCTACACAGTTTGGTATGCAATGGAATGATAACAATAGTGACGTACCTGGTGCAACTTCAGTCATTGATGGTCCGACAAATACTACAAATATGGCCTCTAGTTCTTATCTTGCCTTTTCAATTCAAGCTAGTCCAATAAATGGATATTTTGATTGGTATCTTCCCGCAAAGAATGAGTTAGAAATATGTTATTATAATTTAAAACCGACAACAGATGTCAACAGTTCAAGTGCCGGTACTAATACTAATGCAGTACCAAGTAGAGATAGTAATTACTCTAGTGGCGACCCGTCGCAGACTGCGGCATTGCCTTTTAGATTAAATCAATCGCAAGCTTTTGGTCCGCCGACATACTGGTCAAGTACTCAAGCTTCTTCTACTAACGCCTGGTTACAAGGCTTTCAAAATGGATTTCAGAATTCTTACTATAAATCCAACTTTAGTAGAGCAAGACCAGTTCGTAGAGTAGCAGTTTAATAACAAAAATCAATATTTTAAGGAGATACAATGTATATAAGTGTTACAGAAGTTGATTACGATACAAAAATTCCTTGTACCGTTGAACCACAACGTACAGGTCCATCTATGCCCGATGTTAAAGGGTTAACTATACTATGGGCCGATATATCTACTTGGCCTATTGAAATTCATACAACTGGTAAATATCTTCGTGCACCAAAATATTACGGTACATGTGATGACGATGCTGACATAACTATTGCGGGTGTATTAGAAGTACTTACTGAACAAGATTTTGTAGAACGCAAGGAAGCAGAAATTCTTGCTCGTAAACCATTTGCATCTTGGGTATGGAATGAATCAATACATGAGTGGTACCCTCCTTTTCCAAGACCAGCTGATGCAATGATTAACGGCGGTAATGTCCGTTATCAGTGGGATGAAACAACAGTTAATTGGAAACCACTCGAAAATTAAAGATGAAAGAATTTTTATTTATATCCGGATTACCCAGATCTGGATCAACACTGTTATCGGCAATTTTACGACAAAATCCTGAATTTTATGCAGATATATCTTCACCTGTACAAAATTTAGTTATGTCAACTATCAATGTGATTACTGGTAGCGAAAATAATCATTTAATTGATGAGGATAGAAGAAAACAACTATTACGTTCATTGTTCAATTCTTACTATGAAAATGTTACACCTCCCACCGTGTTTGATACCTCTAGAGGTTGGACAGCTAAAACATCTTTATTAAAAGAATTGTACCCGAAAACTAAAATTATTTGCTGTGTACGGGATTTGCCTTGGATATTAGATTCATTTGAACGTATCTCTGCAAAAAATAGTTTATACAATGCAAAATTAACTGATGATGAAGCGGGACAAACAGTTACTACACGGTGTGATGCACTTATGGATGTAAGAAAAGAGGGTCAAATTGTTAAACCCTATTACTTCTTAGAAGAAGGTTTATTATTAAATCCCGATATGATTATGTTAGTAGAATACGAATCTTTATGTAAAAAACCAGAAAGTGTCATGCGTGAGATATATGAATTTATTAGTAAAACCTATTACAACCATGATTTTAAAAATGTAAAGTATGAGAATGAAGTATATGATAATTCGTTAAATATGAAAAGTTTACATTCGGTACGTAAAGAGGTAACTTGGCAAGAAAGACCTAGTATTTTACCTAAATCTGTTTGGGAAAAATATGGTGGTAAAGAATTTTGGCGAAATCCGGAAGTTGATTTTTCTACAAAATCTCCTTATAAAATGTAAGGATAACTATTATTATAATTACAAAAAGGCTCTTGGAGCCTTTTTTCATGGTAATATTAATATATAGTGATAAATAACATAAAGGACAACAGATTATGGCCGACATGGCAATTTCAGGTGTAACACTTTCAGGTGGATTTACACTAACATTACCTCCAATAGCACCAGGTGCACCAACAATTGGTACTGCAACGGCTACAAGTGCAACTACAGCAACTGTAACATTTACTGCTCCAGTCAATAATGGCGGTGCCACAATCACAAGTTATACAGCAACAAGTAGTCCTGGCAACTTAACCGGTACAGTAAACCAAGCTGGATCTGGAACAATTACAATATCCGGATTAACACAAAATACAAGTTATACATTTACAGTAACTGCAACTAATAGTATTGGAACAAGTAGTCCAAGTACATCAAGTAATAGCATTACTACACCCTCAGCAACAACTCCGCCGGTTAACACAGTAGCACCAGTTGTTAGTGGAACTGCGAGTTTTGGTTCAACATTGTCAACTACTGATGGTACTTGGACTGGCACAGCTACAATAACATTTACATATCAATGGCAACGAAATGGATCTAATATATCATCAGCTACAAATAGTACATATACACTAGTAGCAGCCGATGTGGGTAATCCAATTAGATGCGTAGTAACTGGTACTAACAGTTACGGTAATGCATCTGCTAATTCTAATGCTACTTCTAATGTATCTGCTATCGCTCCGAGTGCACCAACAATTGGCACAGCAACAGCAACTGGTTTAACAACTGCTACAGTAGCATTTACAGCACCTGCTAGTGATGGCGGAGCCACAATTACAAGTTATACGGCAACAAGTAGTCCGGATAATATAACTGGCACACTAAATCAATCGGGCAGTGGTACTATTAATATGACTGGACTAACATCCGGTACCAGCTATACATTTACAGTAACTGCTACTAATAGTATTGGTACAGGTAATGCAAGTGCGGCAAGTAATAGCATAACGACATTTACAATACCAGCTAATACAGTAGCACCTGTTGTTAGTGGAACAGCAAGTTTTGGTTCAACATTGTCAACTACTGATGGTACATGGACTGGAACAGCAACAATAACATTTACATATCAATGGCAACGAAATGGTATTGACATAGGGTCTGCAACAGCAAGCACTTATACATTAGTTGCAGCCGACATTGGTAATCCTATTCGTTGTGTAGTAACTGGCACTAATAGTTATGGTAATTCATCTGCTAATTCTAATGCTACGGCTAATGTAGTAGCTGTAGTACCAGGAGCTCCAACTATTGGTTCTGCTACGGCAACAGGTGAAACAACCGCAACTGTAGCATTTACTGCACCAGCAAGTGATGGCGGTGCTACAATCACAACTTATACAGCAACAAGTAGTCCTGGAGGGATTACCGGTACACTAAGTCAAGCAGGTAGTGGTACTATTACAGTTACCGGATTAACAGGAGCCACTACTTATACATTTACTGTAACTGCCACTAACAGTGTAGGTACAGGTAGCGCAAGTGAGGCAAGTAATAGTATCATCACTGATACACCTTTAGTCACACCTAGAAAAGCTATATTTGGATATGGTAGAAATGCATCGGTATTAAGTATGACCAACTTAGTAAGTGATACAGGTGTAGTCGCCGCAGATACTACAGGTGTAGGTACTGCTAGAATGGAATTAGCGGCAGCAGGATACGGAACAGATAAAGCTATATTTGCGTATGGGTTTACTGACACACAAGGTAGTGGTCCGGTTAATACAACTAACCTAGTATCAAATACAGGTGTAGTTGCTAACAATTCTACTGGAGCCGGTACATCAAGAGGTTTGTTAGCGGCCGCAACATATGGAACAGATAAAGCTATATTTGGATATGGATTTACTTCTAGTAGCACTTCAGTAACCAATTTAGTAAGTAATACCGGTGTAGTTGCTACTAATACTGCAGGAGTTGGTACTGTAAGAATGGCCCTAGCAGCCGCAGCCTACGGGACAGATAAAGCTCTATTTGGTTATGGCTTCATTACTTCTACCAGTAATTACACAGCAGTAACCAACCTAATATCAAACACAGGTGTAGTTTCAGGTGACACAACAGGTGTAGGTACTATTAGAGGATATCTTGCGGCAGCAGGTTATGGTGGTGATAAGGCTATATTTGGATATGGTGGTAATCCTAATACTGCGGTTACAAACCTAGTTTCAAACACCGGTGTAGTTGCTACCAACACCACTGGTGTAGGAACTGCTAGAAGTACTCTTGCAGCCTCAACATATGGCGCTGATAAAGCTATATTTGGATATGGAGTTTCAGGGGTTACTCGTTTATCAATGACCAACTTAGTGTCAAATACGGGTGTAGTTGCTACAGATACTACAGGTGTAGGTACTGCAAGAAGTGCCTTGGCAGCCGCAGGGTATTCGTTGACATAAAATTGTATAAACATACAAACAAAAGGCTCTTAGGAGCCTTTTTTGTTGACATAAATACCATACTATGTTATAGTACTCTTATGAAAATAGAACGTGCATTAGATTGGAATCAAGTTAGTAGTGACTTAAGTAGTCAAATGAATGGGATTGGTTACAATCCAGACCTACATCGTATGCACAAAAACATTGATAAAATGGTCACAGAATTAAGCAAACTAGAAGTCAATCTACGTAGAACGGGCAAATACGAAATGCTTGATGACAGAGTTGAAGAAATCAATAAAGCAATTAACCATTTAGAAAAACTAGTATTGATGGCAAACTTAATGAAATAATTTAATGTTTTTTAATATCTACTATTAAATCAAAATCTATTTCTTTAATATCAATATCAAAATTATTTTCTGTCGCTATATGTTCAAATACCTGTTTAGTAAATCCAGTTCTATGAATCATAAAATCAACACGATTGCGATGAACACTATGACGATGTCCATATATAATATCTATAGGACTAATTGGTCCACCATTACTATCATATATCGGAGTCAATAAATCTCCTTTACTAATATGTTCTCCTATTACTTGTAAATTAGGAGTTACAATTCTAACAATACCACCGAGTTTACATATACGAAGTAATTCTTTAAGAACAGGTGAAACCTTAAAGTAATCAATATGCTCAATCATATGCGAAGTATAGACGCAATTTACATAATTATCAGGTATATGGCTAAGATTATTCACATCTGCAATGATATCAGGATTATGCTTATTGTCAATATCTAATGTTATCTCACGCATACCTGCAAATTCATCTATATATGACATGTTTTTTATAAAATGACCACCAAACCCTACATTTAATATGGTATCATCAGTTGTTGGACTTAACGATTCTGCTTTATCATATCTATCCCACCATTCACGCCAATTCATCTGATTATCATGTTCAGACATATATTGCATGTGTAACGCTAAACTAGGTATTGGTGTAAACAAATAGTAATTTCGTTCATTCCATAATCTGTTAAGTGTACGATCTTCCATTCTAGGATCAGGAACATGTCTACCCATTCCCTCAAATAAATCCCAATTGTCAGTTAGCATTTTATGATGGACCATAATACAACTAGCACACCCCTTTGATGATCTCCAATGTCTTTTTTGTGAACGAATTACATGACTAGGTATTGCAGTATTTTGAGGAATATACCGATATGGATCATCATATGGATATATAGAGGTAAAATTACCTAATGCATATGAGGTGTGCATCATTGTTTGTATCATGTCGAAAATAGCAGTAGTATCATATAAGTAATCATCTTGTGCAAAATATACAATTTCCTTACCATGATCTCTACCATGCTCATAGCATTTTAAAATACTTGACATAATTCCATAGGTAACTAAAGGAATAAATTGTGTTTTAAAACTAGCAATATTAAGGTTATTCTTAATATCAATAACTGCTTGGTCATCACTATGGTCATCATATACTACCAATTCAAAATCACTATCTACAAATAATTCTTTAGCATGGTTCATACTTTCCACTAGACTCCTAGTACACCTTCTAGTAATCTCACCTTTAGGTGCTCTACAAAATCTCTCCTCAGTGGTATACCCAAAATAATGTTGATTATCACCCTTACTATGGGTCTGTAAGACCACTAAAACGTGTAATTTTGTCATTGAAATATTTAGTAAGGTATGATAAGTTGACAATAAATCATTTTGGTGTTATAATATACGTATTGAAGCTAGAAAACTATCTGTTTATCAACGTACAATCTGTTGTAAATAAACAACAACACTAAATTTGACAATAAATCAGTTTTAGACTATACTTCATACATATTAAATTTTTCAACAGGAGCATCTAATGGCATCAGTATCAGACAATCTCACTATCACTAGTGTACAAACTCGCAAAGCAATGCTCAAAGCATTCAAAGCAAAACGCCCGCTTTTCTTGTGGGGCCCTCCCGGCATCGGTAAATCAGAAGTCGTAGCAGAAGTTACTGAAGAACTAGGTGGCTACATGATTGACTTGCGTATGGCACAAATGGAGCCTACAGACATTCGTGGTATCCCATTCTTTAATAAAGATATTAATAAAATGGATTGGGCGGCACCTGTTGACTTGCCTGATGAGGACCTAGCAAGTCAGTACCCAATCGTTGTTCTATTCTTAGATGAAATGAATTCAGCAAGTCCCGCAGTACAAGCGGCCGGTTATCAGTTGATTTTGAATCGTAGAGTTGGTAAGTATGTACTTCCCAATAATGTTGTTATCGTTGCGGCAGGCAATCGTGACTCTGACAAAGGTGTTACATATCGTATGCCAATGCCCCTAGCTAATCGTTTCTTACACTTAGAGATGAGAGCAGATTTTACTTCATGGCAGAATTGGGCAGTGAACAAAGGTATTCACAAAGACGTTGTGGGTTACTTGAGTTTCGCTAAACAAGATTTGTATGATTTTGATGCTAAATCAGCAAGTAGAGCATTTGCTACACCTCGTACATGGTGTTTCGTTAGTGACTTGTTGAATGATGAAGATGATACAGATAGTGATACATTATTCAATTTGATTAGTGGTGCTGTTGGTGAAGGTCTTGCTGTTAAGTTTGCGGCACATCGTAAAGTAGCAGGTCGTATGCCTGAACCCTCTGATATCTTGTCAGGTAAAGTTAAGGACCTTGCAGTTAAAGAAATTTCTGCTATGTATTCATTGACAATTTCAATGTGTTATGAATTGCGTGATGCACTAGAGACAAAGAAAGTTTCTAGCAAAGAGTTCCACACAATGGCTGATAATTTCTTCAGTTACATTATGGCAAACTTTGAGACTGAACTAGTTGTTATGGGTGCTAAGATTGCGCTTAAGACATACAAGTTACCGATTGAACCTAGTCAGTTGAAGAACTTTGATGAGTTTCATAAGAAATACGGCAAGTACATTGTAGACGCAGGTAATTAATATGGCAACAAAGATTTTAACTGGCAAGAAGTATTTCTACGCAATGGGTCAAAGTGCCCGTGATCGTGGATTGAACAAAAGTGAAGCCGAGGAACTGTACACTAAAGGTGCGGATCCTTACGCAAGGATTTACTTTGATAAAGGTTATCGCAAGCTATCAATGTAATTTTGACAGTAAATCACAAGTGTGTTACAATACATACATAACTAACAAAGGACCAATATGAGTGAAGTAATTAATCCCAGTAAGAAACGTAGTCGTAGTAAGAAATTTGAGAATCTTGTAGGACCTACAGATAGCAAAATTGACTATCAAGCACGTGAAAAATTAGTTACTGCACGTATTGGTCTATTGTTGCGTCATAGCTTTTTCGGCAATCTTGCTACACGTATGCAATTGATTAATGCTGATTTATGGTGTAGTACAGCGGCAACTGATGGCTTGAAGTTCTATTACAATAGTCGTTTCATTATGATGTTGAAACCCAAAGAAGTTGAATTCTTAGTTGGGCATGAAGTGTTACACGTTGTGTACGATCATATGGGTCGTAGAGGTAATCGTGATCCCGAAATCTGGAACATTGCTGATGACTATGCTGTCAACGCTGATTTGAAACGTCATAAAGTAGGTGAGTTTATTAAGACAGTACCTTGCTTGTATGAGCAGAAGTATGATGGTAAAGCCGCAGAAGAAATATATGATGATTTGATGAAGAATGTTCAGAAAATCTCTATTGATGATTTACTTGACCAAATGATTGACGACCACATGGATGATGAAGGTGATGGTGACGGTGATCAAGAAGGTGAAGGTAACAAACAAGGTAAGCGTCCCTCAATGAGTCCTGAAGAACGTGAACGTGTGCGTCAGGAAGTTAAGCAAGCAATTATCAATGCCGCAAGTAGTGCTGAAGCAGGTTCATTGCCCTTAGGTGTTGAGCGTTTGATTAAACAACATACTAACCCAGTTATGCCCTGGCGTGAACTGATTCAAACTAATTTGACAAGTGCTATTCGTACAGATTATTCTTGGATGCGTCCTTCACGTAGAGGTTGGCATATGGATGCTATTATGCCCGGCATGAATCCCGGTGAAGAAATTGATGTTGTTGTTGCCATTGACATGTCAGGTTCTATCAGTAACAAACAAGCACAACAATTCTTAGGTGAAATTGGTGGCATGATGAATAGTTTTGATGGCTACAAGGTCCACGTATTCTGTTTTGATACTGAAACTTATAATCCAAAAGACTTCAGTAGTGAGAATATGGATTTGATTGAAGAATATGAGCCAATGGGCGGTGGTGGTACTGACTTTGATTGTATCTTTAAATATTTGAAAGATAATGCAATTGATCCAAAACGATTAATTGTATTTACTGATGGTTATCCTTTTGGTAGCTGGGGTGATGCTGACTATTGTGATACTACATGGATCATTCACGGTGATAAGAATCCCAATCCCCCATTCGGCACTTATGCAATTTATGATGAGCCGGTAACAGCATGATAGTAGATATACTTGGCTATGGCTTTATAGTAGTAGTACTGGGAGTAGTCTTGTATATTTTTATTAGACTACTATCCGGAGCATTAGATACACTTTCAAAACATGATGACTAAGACCAAGCATTACTTAGCAGTTTGGGACTGTAATGGTCTTGAAAGCCTACATGATGTTGGCTATCATATGGATAGGTACAATCAATGGGAGAAGCAAAAGGTTGTTGCTATTCTTAAAGAAGAACGAATCCCGGCAAGACCCACTGGTGTACCATTACAAATGCTGATCCTTCGTGCTAGAGCAAATAGTCAACGTTCATATGAAATTTATGAATTCAATAGTACTTTAAAATATAAAGAACTTACTGAAGCATTTAATGATAATCCGCAACCTATAGTAGAATGGATTAGAGAGAACGGTAAGAAAGTCTATAGTGACTATGTTAATAGTGATAGGAAAATGATTGTATGATGTATATTGGTACTAGTCTTGGTGGTTGCTTAGTTAGTCTTATGCACAACGAAGTGTCCGAGGATGAGGTTATGTTCATTGTAACACGTACATTATGTCCCGATTATGATACTTTTATGCAAGTAGTAGAACAATATTACGCTGAAGGCAACCCTTATCAACGGCGTTCTACTCTAGATGAATTAGGTACGTATGATTTGACCAAAGTAAAAGCATTAGCAACCAGATTATATTACTCAGGTAGGATACACCAACCTAGAGTATTTGATGATGCAGGTCGCAAAGCTGGACATAGTTATTCGTATAATCATCCGGCTAAATTGGGCCAAGGATTGTGGATGCAAGTTGTACCAACTAACGATAACTCAACACCTGCGGTAGTAGAGGCTTGGGAGAAATATAAAATGTTGGATAATTTAACAAAATGATTGAATATAAGTTAGATCCTATTACTTGGTTTAGCGAGAGAGAACTAACATATACTCCTAAACATTTTGTCATAACATCACATCACTGTACAGAAGAATCCAAACAATGGGTATTAGATAAACTTAATGGTAGGTTTAGTGTAACATATCCTACATTAAGTAATAATAACAATTTAATTGAACTGCTTACCCCTAGTTGTATAGCGTTTGAAGATCCGCAAGAAGCAATATTTTATGAATTAAAATGGTCATAAATGGGTATATGGAAATTTTGTAGAGAACAAATTTCTTATTAAATAACTTTAGCATATTACAAGGAGAACATAATATGAGTTTTACAAGACACGTAGGGAAACACGGGGATAGAAAAGTAGCTGTAATTTTCCGAGAAGTACCAGGCGAGCCTCATATGTGCTTGGTAACATATACCGAAACAATTAATAAAAATATACATGATTCATTAATTCGTTGCATTGAGAGTGACATTGGTCAAAATAGTGAAAATTTAGCTGATGCATTAAACAGAAGCTACACACAAGATGGCAGACCAATACTACAAGTTTTACATATTGAAGGTCAATTAAAGAAAGTCAATACAGAAATGATTGTAATGACACCTGCACCAAACACACGTATTAAGTTAAATGAACTTAATAAAATTTTAGATGAAATGAAATTAGGTGAAGATGCAGTCAAACGTATGGCTGAATTGGATCAAAGTCGTGGATTACAAGATCCGGCTGATGTAGCACGTAGAATGCGTGGCCCTCAAGGTAATCAACCACCAGTAGTAGCACCCTCAGGTGATGCATTAGGTGACGCTTCATTAGCTAAACAACGGTTAGAACAAGCACAAAAAATGGAACGTGAAGCTAAAGGATTATTAGCAGAAGCACAACGTTTAACAGAAGAAGCACAATCATTAGATCCTTCATTAGCTCCTAAACCAGCTAAGGTATCTAAAGCTAAAAAAGCCGTGGTTGTTGCTGAAGTAGCTACACCTGCAAAAAAGAAAACTACAAAAAAAGTAACTAATGTCGCCTGATTTTATCGATAAATGGGAACACATCCTTGAAGATGTTGAGAAAAACAAAATACCAGTTGAATTTATTAAGAAATTAATTATTAAACTAGAAGGTAAGAAGCAACAAACGATTAATATTCAGAAGTTACTTCAACAAGGATTGGATCCAGATCAAGTAGAAGATGCGGTAAGCAGAAAACTACATGAACTAGAAGATTTAATAGTTAGTGTAGAATTTGTACTTAACGTACAAAGTATTGCTGAAACAGTACAACCTGAAACAGATAGACTTTTAGGGAAACTTTAACTATTTAAAAAAGCCCTGATCATCGGGGCTTTTCTTATTAACATGTTACAATAATTTATGAAACAATATTTAGATTTACTACAAGATATTTTAGATAACGGAGAGATTAAAGATGATAGAACTGGTATTGGCACTTATAGTGTGTTTGGACGTCATCTTCGCTTTGATTTGCGTAGGGGCTTTCCCGCAGTCACTACTAAGAAACTTGCTTGGAAAGCTTGCGTTGGTGAGCTTCTCTGGTTCATTGAAGGATCTAGTGATGAGCGTAGATTGGCAGAACTTACCCACGGTAGTAGCGAAGGAAAGGTTACTATCTGGACGCCAAACGCAGAGGCATCGTATTGGAAATCTAAAGCGAAATTTGAAGGTGATCTCGGTCGTGTCTATGGGGTACAATGGCGTCATTGGAACAAATATCGCACAGAAAAAGACATGGGCGCGGCACACAAAGGTGGCACACGCCTCGCTGTTGACCAAACAGAAGTTGACCAATTGGCAAATCTCATTAAAGGATTAACTACAGATCCTAATGGGCGCAGGCATATATTAAGTGCCTGGAACGTGAGCGAGTTAGACGAAATGGCATTGCCCCCTTGTCACGTTATGAGTCAATTCTATGTCAACAAAAATAAAGAACTATCTTGCCATATGTATCAAAGATCAGTGGATGTTTTTTTAGGCCTCCCCTTCAATATTTCTAGTTACGCATTACTTACACATCTATTGGCACATCACTGTAATCTAAAAGTAGGTGAACTTGTAATCAGCACAGGTGATACACATATTTACAAAGACCACATTGAACAAGTCAAAGAACAATTAACACGTGAACCTTATCCATTGCCTACATTGATGTTAAATGCTTCAAAGACAAACATTTTTGAGATAACAATGGCAGATATACATTTGGAGAACTATCAAAGTGATGGCCCTATCAAAGCAACAATGGCAGTCTAAAGACGAATTTACTAGACCTAAGTATCAGGTACAAGTGTCTGATACCGGGGAAGAATCAGTATCTATTACTCAAGTAGTTCATACTATTAGAATGGGTGATGTTGAAGATCCTGACTTATTTGTAGCACAACCTATATATGAGTGGCAACAAACAGAAGCTGGTAAGTGGATAATGGAAAACTCTAATCCTGCACCTAGTTGGCATCGTAACAATGATCTATACGATTACAGTTATGTATATCATATTAGAGCATATCTAACACACAAACAATTAACATTTTGGAAATTAAAATATGAGTAGTATACTAGTTACAGGTGGATTAGGACTTATAGGACATAACGTAGTAGATAGATTACAACGTATGGGGCACCGTGTTGCTATTACCGATATACGAACTAACTATGGTATCATCCCACAAGATGAAATTGACTATCTAATGACAGAACGGTTGAAGAAAATTCAACCCGGCAGTATTCATGCCATTGACATTTCTAGTGAAAGCATTGATTGGTTATTTGATAGATACAAGTTTGATATTGTAATTCATATGGCTAGCTTCCCACGACAAAAAGTTGTTAATGCTAACCCAACTATGGGAGCAAAAACAATGATGGAAGGTCTATTGAATTTGTGTGAAGTAAGCAAGAAACATAAAATAAAGAAGTTTGTTTATATCAGTAGTTCAATGGTATATGGTGATTTCACAGATGATGTAACAGAAGATTATAACTGTAAACCACAAGGTCAATATGGTATTATGAAATTAGCCGGAGAACGATTGGTTGAAGATTATAGCCGCCGTAAATGCTTTAGTCATACTATCATTCGTCCTAGTGCTGTGTATGGTGAATTAGATGTTGAAGATAGAGTTATTGCTAAGTTTATGTTAACAGCTATGCGTGGTGGAACATTAAATGTTAATGGTGCAAATGAAACATTAGACTTTACGTATGTTGAAGATGCAGCTGATGGTATTGTTGCTGCCTCATTAAGTGATAACACAGAAAACAAGACATATAATATTACTAAGAGTCACAGTCGTACATTGTTAGAAGCCGCACAACTTTCATTAAAATTAGCTGGCGGTGGGACATTAGTAGTTAAAGATAAAGATGTTGATTTCCCAAGTCGTGGTGCATTGAATATCGATGCGGCACGTAGAGATTTTGGATACGATCCTAAAGTAGATGTAGAAGAAGGATTTCAAAAATATTATGATTGGCTTAGCACATCAAGTTACTGGCAGGATAAAGTAAAATGAATGCATTAGAAACTGCATTGAAGGTGCACGATTGGACTTTAGATGGATATAAATCCAGAGTCAATATAGACAAGTTGATGAAAGAAAATACGGAACAATCAAATGCGTTATGGGAACAATATTGTCCGTGGTCTGTTACTAACGGCGGCTATATAGAATGGACAAAAAATGCAAATCCCTCACTTCGGTCTAAAAAGACAGTACAGTAATTTAAGAGATGAATTACTAGATGCCACAGACCGTGCTCTTAAAGACGGACAGTTAGTTGGTGGTCATTATACACGGTCATTTGAAGAATGGCTTAAACACCGTACTAAAACAAAATATGCTATAACCTTACATAGTGGTACACAAGCATTAGAGATTATTGCCCGTTGGAAAAAGATTAAACATAGTAATACTATGGAGGGTAATCCTATAATTCGTATTCCTAACTTAACCTACCCGGCAACACTAAATGCCTTTCTTACAGCCGGCTGGGATATTGAATTAGCTGATACTGATAAGAATGGTATCATTAACATTGGCAACAGTGCCGGCGTATATGATTGCTTGATGGGCTTTGCAGGTCGTAAGCCATGGTCTAATGCTAGTTATTCAAATGCATATGGAGTAATAGTTGATGGAGCACAACATTGGCTAGTATGTGACGGTGATGTAGGTGGAGGAATGTCAATCAGTTTTGATCCTACAAAGAATTTACCTAGCTCAGGTAACGGTGGTGCTATTGTTACCAATGATGAAAAATTATATCTATATGCGTCAAGTTATAGAGATAATAACAAGCCTTATTTTTACGATGCTGGTACTAATAGTAAAATGAGTGAACAAGATTGTGCCCAAATATTAGTTAGAGCAAATTATATAGATGAGTGGCAAAAACGTAGAAGTAATATAGCAAAATATTGGTGTGATAAATTTAAGGATTTGCCTATAAATTGTTTGTCAGATACAGTAGATCCTCATGCTCATCAAAAATTTGTGATGTACATGGCCGATAGAAATTCAATGCATACTCATTTATTGACTGATGGTATTGACAGTAAAGTTCATTATGAGTATGTCTTGGGCGATCTACCCACAGCAAAGAACCTACAAAAACCGGACTTATTGTCTACTAGTGTGATGTTAAGTCGAGGAGTAATAAGTCTCCCTATGTATCCTGAGCTTACTGACCTAGAAGTGGACTATATAGCAGAGAAGGTCATTGAATTCTATGATACCAATTAAAGTAGAAAAATCAGAGCCACAACCTTATAAAGTAATTGAATGGCTTATACATAATGTATGCAACAATGATTGTAGCTTTTGTGGTAGCGAATTCAAAGATGGTTCGCAACGATGGCTATCACTAGATGAATATAAGAAAATTTTAGACAGATTAGTAGAGGCCGCAGGCACAGACCCATTGTGGATTCAAATTACAGGTGGAGAGCCTACTTTGTTTCCCGAGTTAATTGAACTACTAGAGTACATAAAGTCAAAGAACGCATATACTAGTCTAATCTCAAATGGTTCTAGAACTATTAGATGGTGGGAAGAACTAAAGCAAAAGAAAGTATTGGATCATTTGTATGTTTCATATCATAGTGAGCAAACTACTAACTATAAGCATGTAACAGATGTTATAAATCTATTTCATGACGAACCAACAGATGTTGTATGCTTAGTTACACATGTGGAAACGTCAATTGATTTGGCATTTGAAGCAGTAGAATACATAAAAGAAAACACCGGATGTATAGTTATTTTCAAAGCAATAATGATACAACACTATAATATTTTTGAAAAATATTCCCCTGAGCAACTAAAAACTTTAAAATCTGTCAACACTGTCATATCAAATCTGGGAAAGACTAAGAAATCTAGTAATGTTCCCAAAGAACATCAAATCAGACACAATTTGACTGTAACGTATGATAACGGTATACAGTTAAAAATGGATCCTCAAAAGATATTGAAAGATAGACATAACATCTATACTGGTTGGCTATGTGACTTTGGAAGACAATTCATGCGAATAGAGGGCACAAACTCATATAGAGGGGTATGCAAAGTGAGCGGTGCAACTAGCATATTCAGTGATAATTTTGGATTTACGGACGATTTTATACCCTGCACTAGTAATCAATGCGTATGTTCTACTGATTTAGTGTCTACTAAGATTAGGGCTAAATAGTTTTATGTGGATATTATCAATTTTACCAGAAGCCGCAATACATATAATCTTTGGATTAGGTATTTTGGGCACAATAGCAGGATTCGTCCTAGGATTCATTCCTTTCATTAAAACCTACAAATTAGCTATTCAGGTCATAAGCCTATTAGTGTTAGTCTTAGGTGTATATCTTGAGGGTGGATTAGCCGACTATAAAGAATGGGAACTCAGAGTCAAAGAAATGGAAGCTAAAGTAGCAAAAGCTGAAGCTGAATCCGCCAACAAGAACGTAGAAATACAAGAAAAGATTGTTGAAAAGACCAAGGTTATCCGTGAAAAAGGTCGTGACATTATCAAGTACATTGATAAAGAAGTCATTAAAAAAGAGGAAGTTATCAAGTACATTGAAAACTGTCCTGTCCCTAAAGAATTCATAGACTTACACAATCAAGCCGCTGAATTGAACAAAGGAGCAACCAAATGAGATATCTCTTAATTGCTCTATTATTAGCAGGATGTTCTACTACAGTTCCTGTAACTCAGAAATTCCCCAACGCTACCCCTGAATTAATGAAGAAGTGTGAAGACCTCAAGAAGATTGAGGGAGACAAAGTAGCTATTACTGAAATGATGAAAGTTATTGTACATAACTATTCATTGTACTGGGAATGCAGTGCAAAGGTAGATGGATGGCAAGATTGGTATAATGCACAGAAGAAAATTTATGATAGTATTGCAAAATAATAGCATATTATTAGCATTTTGTTTGTTATTGACAGGTTGTGCAACAGTAGACAACTATCCAGTATACGTAGAAGCACAGAAGTCATTAAGTAGAGATGCTACTGTAGCTGAAGCCGCTAGAATAGCCGCCTTAACAGAGATGGTTAAGAGTTCAGACAATGAAGTAAAAATTCAGGCAATCAAAGCTTTGCAAGAAATCCAACGCAGTAAACGTCAAGTTATTATTCAACAACCCAAAGGTTGGCTAGGTAACTGATAAATACTATATAGGGTAGGATTTAATATGACGCAGGAAATTATTGATACAGGTAGCGTACCAAACGACGGTAGTGGTGATCCATTACGTGAAGCCTTTAATAAAATTAATAACAACTTTGCTAATCTGTTTACGTTAACCGGAAGTAATACTGAATTAGTTGAAATAGTAAATCCATTTAATGAGACTACTGAATCTTCTGTTGGTAATACAAATACGCTTAACATTGGTAATGTTTATATTACTAATACATTTGATAGCAAATCAAGTCTTACTATCACTCCTACTAAGCCATTAAGTGTTCCTACTCCACTAGAGTTATCAACCGGACCATACGGTGAACAAGAATATATTAATATTGGTGCAACACCAAATGATGGTAATGGTGACCCATTACGTGTAGCATTTAATAAGATTAATAATAATTTCAGTAATTTATTTCTTACTGCTACTACTATATCTACGGCATATACTTTGGGAATCACATCAAATCAAGTTATATTTGAAATTCCCGCATCACAATTTTATCAGGGACAATTTCAAATTCGTTCAAGTGATCCGGGAACTCCCGACATGCAGGATATTACACTTAGTTCATCTATCACTAATAATTTAGCCGGCGTTAGATTCAGTGGTCATTCAACTTTGTTTCAGGGAAATGCAATTTGTCGTTATGACATGGATGTAGTAGGTAGTAATGTTAGAGTATTAATTAATCCTCTAGTAAATACTGTATTAGAGCATTTTATTTCAGCAGTAATCACTTATCCAAACGTAGTCCCCCCAACCGGACTTGAGTTAGCGTTAGACGGATATGCAAATAATTATCTAATGGGTACTGAAACTAATTTAATATTGACAACGGAAACAGAATGAGAGCCAAAGAATTCATTACTGAAACAGCATTGAGTAAAGTACACGATGGATTAGATTTAGCATCTATGGCTCTTCCTAACACCTATGTTATTCCAGATTTAAAAAACAATGACTTCTATGATTTATATCGTTTTGGTGTAGCAATTGCCGCAGTAAGAGGTGAAAGCGGAGACGATAATGTACAAAATGGTTATAAGCCTGATTTTAGAGCAGAAAGTAGTTGGGGAGAACATCAAGTAGTATCCTCTGAGTTCGACAAAGACATTGGTAACACTATTGACCAAGCATTAAAGAAAGTTGGAAAATCCGGTAAGAAAATGGTAAGTAATCATAAAAGTGGTGAGATGGATGATACATTAACGCAGTCACCGATTAAAGGATTCAAAGGATATAAAAGATGAGAGCAAATGAATTTATATCCGAAACTAAGATGGGTAAAATATCCAAACGTCAGCAACAATCTACCCGCGGGTTAAATATTTTTTCAAAAAAAATAGATAGCTATGATAGAAATTATGATTTAAATCGTTTAATGATGGCTGTCGCAAGTAGTGATGGTATAAATCCAATTGAAATGCCTGCAGAAAGTTGGGTAGGTAAACACAATACTACGCACCCCTACACTAAAGAAGAACAAGATATGCTTAAATTAGCATATAAAGCTGCCGGTTTAGCATATGTAGATTTAAATAAAGGTGATATGGATAGTGAAGAACTATCTGATACAAATGCTCAAAGCATAGTCAAACCCTTTAAAGGTTACAAAAGAAAATAATTTAAGTCATATCAATCAGAATAAGTAATAGTATCAAATTACAGGATTCTAAATGATTGATATTAACAATACGCTTGACTTACTCAAATTAAAATTTTACAACGAATGGCTTTATACAGCCCATATATATGAAGAAGGTGATAGTCAATTTCACAAAGTATTGACAGGTCAAGTACTTGAAAAATATATTGATCCA